TATTATAGAGCCGAAGGAACTTAAAGAAGCATTAGTACTTCTGACAGAATTATCTAGTCTATCTACTTTTTGCCTAGATCCATCTAGGACTTTGGATGCCCCAAACTCTTTAAATTGAATAACGTATTCTACTACAGTGCTCATAGGGGTAAGTATATTTTTTGTTTTCCATCAGAATTCGCCCTAGCAGCGTCAAATTCTATCGCGTATCGAAGTTGCGCATACGTAGTACCCCACTCATCTCCATCCATGTTTAAGATTTCATTTTCTGATAAGCTAAAGTAGAATTTTAATAAGGCATTTGCCTTGCAAAATGCAGTAAAAAAATTGCTGTCATCAGGCGCAATGCCTATTTTGAAGGTAATAGAGTCGCTGAGGTCTAGTAGTTTTTTTTTATAGCAGTCTCAATCATTTGAATCGACCCAACACAGCTCATAATGACACTAAAATGCTCGTCTGGATTAGCCTCAATAGGTTTTTCCATAAAAATCCTACACTCTTGCAGAATTATACTACCAGCCTCGTAGTAGCTAGGCTCTTTAGTGTTGCTGAGTTTCCCGATTACCTGCCCGAGCACTCGACCAATTGGCCTACGAATGATGCACACATGGCCTAGAGCTGTCACTAATACGTGAGTTTCTACGTTTTTAGGAATTATATTTTTAACGTTTTCCAATTCAAAAACTCTGAACTTATGCCATGCGAAAAACGCATCCTTTTCTTTCGCATTTAGCGTTTCATACGGTGTGTCTAAAATGCGCAAAATCGCATCTTTTGCGCTTTCTTTTTCGTTGGTAAAAGGCTCTAAATGAGCAAAATACTCACTAGCTAGCGCCTTTTCAATCTCATTAACTTCTATTTTTCTCATGTAACTATTTTGCACAAAGTTACAAATAATCTACTCCTGCAATGATTAATGGATAAGTTCGCTTCACATCTGTATCGCCTCCAGCCACATCAATCCCATCTTCCATAAACTCCGCATTACGTGCCCGGATTCTGGCAACTTGCTCACCATTAGCCATAATGGCTAAAACATCAAACAGGGGAATGTCCATTAACCGCCTTGTAGCAGATATGTTACGTAGTTTCTGAATGTCATTGTAAGATATATCAACGCTGCAAGTATATTGAGTATAACCGGTTCCACGGCTGGTTGGTTGTGTGCTAAAACCGTAATTATTTTGCTTATCTGCAGTTTCAACTATGCTTAAAGCTGAAACTGAAGCGATATCTATGCCGCCTACTATCACAATAATGTCGGCGGCGCTAAACGATTTTCCGTTAACTAATACTTGGGCCATTTTACTATGCTGCGTTAATTTGTGGAGTAAATCCTATATTAATTACTGTTTGTCTTTGAACTCCTATTGGGACAATTCTTACAACTATGTTAACTAATGATGTAGCTAAAACATTCTGGTCGGGGTCTATGAAAACCGCATTATTTGGCAATCTGCCAGTTGCAGGATCAACTGATATTTCAAAATTCGCACCCATTTGATTAAGTGCCTTAAACACAGCACTTTCCAACTCAAATATTGTAGATTCTGTTATCTTACCTGTAGTAGCGTTAACTTGAATTGGCGCGTTGATAAAGGGCACTAGCTGTGTGTTTATCTCACGAATTGCTTTTTGAATTGTGCGAGAATTCTCTATGTATGCAAAATCACTTGTTAGTGGCACGGTCTGTGGAGAATCATTAAAAAATGCTCCAGAAGTTCCTTGTCTTGTCCTAACAAAAATGTAACCAGAACTATCTAACAATGCAATGTTGGCAGAGCTAACATCTTTAATATCATCACCATTAGCAAGTTTTATTACTTCCCATCGTACTCCGTCAGCTAGGTTAAACTCTTGCACCCAGCCAATATTTAGTGACACATTAGCAGCTGCTATAATTCCCAAAACAGTACCGCCAGCGCCTAGTGACTTGGTTAAGGCTGTGGCCAATGTATCGGCCTCAGTTGTGCCATCTTGGGCGATGTCAACGCTCACAAATTCTTTTGCTAGCGCCCTTAAGTTTGTAAGAGTTGATAAATCTGTAATAGCAGAAAAATCTGCGCCTACCACAATTATAGCAGGCTCATTGTTTGCTAGCATTGTGGCCGCAGCTGCAGCTGAAACTGTTACTAAAGAGGCCGCAAAAGTTACATTAGTCCAAACGTAAAATTGTCGTATACGACCAGAAGCTGCTACTTGAAGGTCAGTTACATTATTAGCAGCATAAGAACCAGCTGCTGCATAAAGATTAATCCACAGCTCTCCAATTGATTGTGTTTTTCTTTCAAATTGAAAAAAGAACTCTTGAATATGGTAATGTAAGGCTTTTACAGTAGCCGGCGTAGCCGTAGCCGTTATGCCTAATGCTTCAGCTTGCTCCAAGCTTTGCACTTTTTTAATCCGGTCGGTGGTCGTGAAGCCGGAGGGCAGGTCAGCATCGGCTATGGCAAAAACAAAACCTGTTACGTAATCTAGTCCAGGGAGTCTTCGGCCAAGTCCGCCTTGTTGAATGTTAAATGTAATTCCCATTTTTTATAAGAATGTGTTTTCTTTTAATTCAAACGCTTTACTTATCTCATCGTCAGAACTGTCGCACAACCCATGTATTTTGTCAAGCTCGTCAAGTTCTGTCTCAGTTTTAGCATTTTTAATGGCCAAAAGTGCCTCTTTTTTTGTCAAAGGCGCCGGTTTTCCTGTTTTAACTTGTTTAGCTTCAGCTTGTTTTTCACTAACATCATGTTTTACATCTGCATTACCTCCCTTAGTAACGATATGCACCTTGCTGTTTTTGGCATGCGCTATCGCATGATTTGAAGCTTCTGGATAAAAGAAGTTACCATCTTCAGTAGCTAACATCGTATCAACATCAGAATTTGATGTAAAGTATAATTTATTCGCTATGTCTTGAAGCTCGCTAATAGTGTACTTTTTCATAATTCTGGATGTTAAGGGGTTGCTGCTTCCACAAGTGATACTACTCCTACACCGTCTGTTCTAGATTTTGTAGCCCCAAAACGCACATCAGCACTCATAATGTCAGCTTTAAAAATTGGATCATTTCGGCGTTCGTATAACATTCCGCTACCTTGAGCGTAACGCACTAGGCCACTATGAAAGAATATTGCGGCACTACGTCCGTTAGTAGCAGCAGCGCCAAATGCGATTTTTTGATTCGTAGCATTATAAAGCACGTTTGCGTTAAGCGCAGGATTGTGCCTGGGTATTAAAAAGTCAATTCCCAATAACCTTCCTATAGTGCCTTCTACGAGTTTACTTTCGTTTCCAGATTTGTCGTAGTCAACAAAGCCGTCGATTTTTAGCAAATCATCCCATTGTTCTGGTGTTATAAGAGCATAAATCTGTCCGGGAATGTTAGAAATGTTCATTCTGTGAAATAATCGCTTTACATTGATAATGTCATCTTTAGCAATTGTTTTAACATCGTCAACAAGGCCACCAGTCACAATGTTCGCTCTAACAGCTGTTCCGGTTGTTTGAACAATGAAAGCAGTGTTAGCAGTATCTTGGGCCCAAGCAATTGCCGTGAAGTTCGCAACATTAGTGCTTATAACTTGTTGATGCTCTAAAAACAATTCTTGTCTTTTATCGTAAGAAATGCTATCCAAGTCAGATAATTGTAACGCCACAGGATTAGTTCCAAAGGTTTCTATCGTGTAAGAACCTGTGTTGTTTAATCTTACAAGAGGTGCAAGGCTATTAGCTGTTGCTAAGTTCGCCTGACCTGACTGAATTGTGCCGAAAGTGCTTGTTACTTGGGCTGCAGCCTGTGGAATTTGAATTGTGGTAAATTCGTCAGCTCCAGAATCACTTCGGCCTCTCATCCAAAATGAGTTATCGGGGAATAAGTTGCGTTGAAATTCACGTAGAAACTTCGACTTAATTACTTCTGCCATTATAATATGATTTTAAGTATTGAATTTATGTTATTTTGCTATTTTCTCTAGGTTTTCAACGTAGTAGTCTTCAATTTGTTGGAAT